ACGGCAACTGGCTCTTTATATGTAGCCACAACAACAGCAACATCAGGAGGATTAAGCGGCATGGCTGGTCTGTTGGTTCGATATTTTGCTTTCCAGTGATTAAAAATAGACAAACTGACAAGCAAAAAACTAAAGAGCTGGGAAATAAAAAATGGAATGCTAATTAATTTATTCGCCAAATTTAAATGTCCCAAAAGCCACAATAGGTAATTTAGGGTGGCGACAACGAATACAATTCCAGCAATTTTGTGGTACTGGTTGCTATTAACATACGCAATAAATCTATTTTGGTTAGTTTGCACAACCCCTGCTAACTCATCTATATCAATCCTTTTGGGGTTGATATTTGGTTTACCCAACACAGACCTTTGCAACCAATTCTTAATGGCTTTGGGGTTTGCAGCTTTTCTAATTTCTTTTGTCATAAAACTCATTACAGAACTCGCTTTTTGCAAGTTTTTCAAACTCAAAATTCGTTTTGTAAAGCCGTTTTGGAATGGCTTTACAACAACATGGTTGTGTTTTAGCTTGTAAAAGTTGTGGGGGTCCGATTGTCTTCCAAAAAAAATGTAAACATTTGTTATATAATCTTAAATACAAACTTAAATCGTGTAAGATGTAATAATCTAATTTAACTTTTTCTGTTATATTTTTTTCGAAGTTACTAATTTTTTGATTTTCTAATTCTATTTTTCTAAAATAATTATTTATACTATTATCTATTACAGTAGCATTATTAGAAAGATCAACGGTTCCAGTTAAAAACTTTTTAACATTAACATTTAGACTATTATTAGTTATAACTTGTGCTTTTGCTATGGAACCATATCTGGAAGGAAGTGAATATACTCTGACCAAATAATCATCTTTTGTTACTGCTCTATACTGAGATGGAAAATTAGCCATAGCATTCTGTTTAATCTCAATATCCGTTTCAGAATCTTTGCCACCCACTGCTGGACTAGGATTATTAACCTTAAAAGTATTTTTAACAGTATTTAATAAACCAACTTCATCAGTATTCAAACCTTCTTCGGAATTTTCATAATCTACCGAAACAATTTGGGTTATATCATTGGAAGGACAATTTGCTAAAATGCCTCCTCCTACAATATAAGTCACAGTAATTGTTGTATTTGATGGAGCAATTCCATAAGATTCGTTTTTCAAAAAGTTGCTGGGATCAAAAGGCAATCTAATTTTATCTACGCCACTTAATCCTACTCCTATGGTTTGTGAACTTAAATTAACTATTTCATCGGAAAATCCTTCAGAACCAGCCCCAAACTGAATTGTGGTAATATTTTTCTCATCTACATTTACGATAAATCTTCTTGGAGTCCTAATATATTTCAGAATATAAGGCACTTCGCTTTTATAGTTTGATAACATACCATCAAATGACACATCATTGGGAACTTCCGTTAATATAAGTTCTTGTGCTAAATAATCTACTTCATACCATTTATTGTTATCAGAGTCTCTAACATCAATTATTTGAAGAACATTATTCTCATCCAATTGAAGTTTCAAAAATTGTTGTAATGATCCTATAGTAAAATCCCTTGTAACTATTTTACCACTAGATACTTTAACCGTTTTTTTAAGCAGAAAAAAACTAGGAAGATTAGCCGCATCCCGTGAATAAACAGTGGTTTCTCTTGGGGATAATTTAGTATCTACTGAAAAATCTACCGATTCATCTAACAAATAGTATTGATTGGAAGAATTTGCAAATTGTGAGTTTTCTTTTATTGATAATGTGTAATTAACATCCGGAATAAAATTTCCTGTAGAATCTTCTATAGCAGGACATAATTGAAATAAATCAAGTTCTGCTATTGCAGCTTTAGTTGGTTTAACTCTATATCCAAGAAATCTAGCCAATGAAATAATATTTTTACGTTCAGTAGCATTTTGAATCATTCCTTCTCCAAATGCCTGATCTGTATAAAATGAAAGAACATCGCCAACATAGGCTGCCATTTCTATAAACATCATTCCTGGCGAGCTCGGACTGAAGTCCCGATAAGAATTTGGAAAATATGTTTTAGCAAAATTAATCAAATCATCTTTTAGACTTGAAAAATCTTTACTTACATATTTAACATTTTTACCTTCCGGTATAAAACTTTTCTGTGTTAGAGTTGCCATCGATTATCCTATACTTTCTATTACATTCCAATTTATTAAGTTATATCTCCAAAAATTTAAATTCTATTGGTGTCAATTACAATTTCAACACTATCTGATTTACCAACAATGTTTACTGTAAAATTTACCGCAATGTATATTCTATAAATATCTACATTATTATATTCTTCGTTTTTTAATAATTTTACATCTACTTTATCAACTGTAACATTGGGAATCCAGTTACTAATATCTTCTGTTACCATATTAGTAATCATTTCAGATAAAATTGTTGTATTTTGTTCAAAAACAATATCATACAATCTACAACCAAACAAAGGTTGCATTCTTCTTTCTCCTGGTTTAGTTCTTAATAGATTTATAATGTTGGTTTTTGTAGCAGTAAATGTATCAAATGTCTGTTCAAAAAACCCTACACCATAATTTCTTATTGGTAGAGCTAATCCTAATGGAGTACTAATTTTTATGGTTGTAAAAGACATAATTTACATCATCATACCACCTGGTTTTATCTTTTTAGATTTTTCTAATATTGATTTGAAATCTTTATTGAATAAA